AACCACCACTAAAGATTGGTGCGGTTGTGAAGGTCTTTATACCTCCAATTGATTGATTTCCGGTAGTTCTTACTACTGTACTGTCAACATTAACAAGATCAGCGGAAACACCTATACCATCTCCGGCCCCAACATTGAATGACAAGTTACCACTTAGTGATCCGCCACCAGTTAAACCATTTCCTGCTGTTAATGAAACACCAGAAGCTGCTTTACTATTTAACTGATCCTGAATGCTACTGCTTACGCCTGTTAAATGAGTGAGTTCGCTAGTTGCTATACCAGTACTGAATAACATACTATTAGCATCAAATACAGCAACCCTATGCGCTGTCTGATTAGTAGCATACAAATTTGTACCGCTAACATTGCCATTGCTTACCAGTGAACCAACTTTAACTCGTCCGAATGTTCCGGCACCATAATCGTTACCAACAATAGTTCCAGTAGTAGAACTTAAGAATATAAATTCACTACTTTGGTTATTCCAACCCATAAAACCAGTAGCAGCAGCAGCCCCATCCCAGTATCTTAACTGCAATCCTCTGTCTAAATTATCTGCTCCTGATATAACTCCTGTTCCTCCTAGAGTTAATACAGGGTCTTGAACGGTTATTGTTGTACTATTTACAGTTGTTGTGACACCAGTAACAGTTAGATTAGCAACTATCATATTGCCAGTAACATTAACTGTTGGAGCATAAATATTTAATGTGTTTTGACCATCTGTCGAGTATATATTTGTAGTATATACATTAGTTCCACTAACTGTTGTTAATCCGGTAATAGAAGAAGCTAATGCTACTCTAGGATTATCATTAATACCATTTCCATTCGTAACATTTATATTTGATCCTTGAGTTATTGATCTAGCAGCAAATGCTCCATTATTATCTGGTCCACTTGTGCGAACCATTAATCCGCTACCTGTAAAAGAATGTAATGTGGCTGCTTGACCAGACAAAGCAAGTTGTAGAGTATTACTACTAAAGTCTGCTCTTAGTCCTGTGCTAACAGTAAGAGCAGTATCAACACAACTTGCTACACCACTACAAAAATTTGTGATATCGCTATATACATGATTATGACCACTTAAACTAACAGGGAATAGATTAGTCCCTAAAGTTCCTCCTGTTGGACCAACATAAGGAGTTTGACTAAAATATACATTACCACTATAAATCGTGGGATTACCAGAGTATACTATTGGACCTCTTGCTGTTACAGTAGCGCTGAGACTTATGTCTATATTTTGTCCAACGTATAAAGTTCCGCTAACACTAAGATCATCAACACCAACAACACCATTCCCAGCATCAATAGTAATACCACTATTAGCTGCTATCCTGAAATTATCAACACCAGTAATAGATGTTATTCCAGTAATAGAAGGATTTAAACCAATAACTGGATTGCCAGATACTCCGTTACCGTTAGTAATACTAATATTATTATTTAGACCAGATACACTTCTAGTAACAAATCCATTATTACCAGTTTGAACTACAATGCCACTAGTAGATAAATCATGAAAATTTTCTAATTTTGTACTAAGACCTATAGTATAATATGTACCACTAACACTAGTATCATTTAATAGTCCGCTAAGAGGAAGAGTCTGAAAGGTTATACCATCTTGTCCACCGCTAATTCCAGTAATATAACTATATAATGTATAAGCATTATTACTACTATCAAATTTAAATCCTATACCAGTTTGAGATATTAATGCGCTTCCACCAGCATATGGTAAAGTTCCCCATTCGCTTCCAATATTTGCTCCTAATCCTGTTCTACCAATCTTAAATTTACCAGTATCTATTTCAAAACCTATTTCACCTGGAGCCAAACGAGTATTAGATAACCAATCGGTTGATAAACCTCTACGAAGTTGAATTCTAGTATTAGCAGCCATTATGTATTACTCCAGATTATGTTTTGTTATGGTATTCCGCAATCAAACTGATACTGATCTAAATACCCACTCAATCCAACATTATTAATACCCCAAAGAAGATCGTCAACATGAACACTAGCATTATCTCCTAAAAATTCAGTTATATACTGATCCAAACCATCAATTCTATTAACATCTAATGTTCCACTTATTTTACTAAATGGAATATTATCTGGTAAATCACTCCAAAGAATTTTTTCAGTATTTACAATTTCCAAATTAAAAGAGTCATATCTTTCAACTTCTATACTGTCTGTAACAGTATCCAAAAACATAGTCTCAATTTCAATTATATGATTAATGGGTTCTGTGATTTCAATTATATAATTGCTCATACAGAGCACTCCAAAGCATCATTAGACTGACTAAATCGTTTAACTATGCTAATAGTTCCAAATAATATTCTGGTAGTATATTTACCTCCACCAGCATATAAATCATCAGGACTTTGTAATTCCAAATCATATTTAGCTGATGTAAAATTAAAACTATTAGTATATATAGCAGGAAACATTAGTGTTAGTTTACCATTGATTCCATCTATACTAAAACTATATACACCATCTGTGGGATCCGTAGTATTGAATGAATAAGTCTGGCCAGTATTAGTTTTCCATATTAATCTAGCACACCAATTTGTTAAATTTACTGGAATACCATTAGCATCTTTATAAATTAGACTAATTTTAAATGACGTGCCTTGTTCTATAGCAAAATCATATTTACTAGCTGCCATAGCTTATTGCCCCATTATATCATTGTAAAGAATATATAAACTTATACACCTAATAAAAAAGGCCAGCCTTTTGGGCCAGCCTTTAATATTTCTAATTTTAATAAATTAAAATAAAGATATTATAGAGCACCAATTAGAACTCTACGATTATCAAGAACAGCAAAGCCAAGCTCTGCCCAGCCGTAGAATCCGGCTCTCTTCTGACGATGTAGTGTTTCGTCTTCGAAGATTTGAACTTCTTGACGAATTGGCATTATGAAACTATCTCTCTTACGTTGATCTAATCCAACAACTATTTCTGTTTTACTACCTGGAAGGGTAGCGCCTAGTCCGCCTGTGGCTGAACTATAGAATAGTTGATACTGTTGACCAACACCAAGCTCATCAAGGTCGTGAAGATTAACACCGAATACTCTATTGATAGTGCCGTCACCAGCAGTATAAATTTCTCTGCGAGTAACTTCGTCAACTTGGTCAATACCCCAATTACGGATATCTTCCATAGCTTCTGGACTAACATAAAGATCAGTTAGTAAACCTCTATTATTTGATGTGCTGTTACCGCCGCCATTACGACGCATAACAGTTTTCATGAGACTTACTAGACGCTTGGTGAACTGACTGCTAGCAGCATCGCTATCGTATACAACGATATTACGATCAACGCCAGCAGCAAGTAGTGTGTGCCAACCGTCATCATTCATCTTCTTAACAAAAGAAGCTTCGAGAACTTCCATAGCACGACCAACAACGTCCCAACGGGCGTCACGAGCATACTTTAGAAGATAATCGATACTAGCACCAACGTCATAGGTTGGAACCATGACGTAATCACCTTCAACATGGCGCTCTGGAATGTAGCCATGGTTTGGGATTGTATAGGCAACGAAATCTTTTTCTGTGCCTGGAGCTAAGAAATCGAGTGGGAATTCTGGAGTAGCACTTTGAGCTAATTGAATTGGCTCGAAGATACCATCAAGAATATCGCCACTAAGGATACCTTTACGAAGAGGAAGCTCAAGAGCTTTTGCAAATTCTGCATTAGCAGCAAGAGCAGTCTCTCTATTAGCCGAACCAGAACGCATTAGAAGATCTGTTAATTCTGGTGTTGGCTGAAATCTTTCGGTTTTAGCTGACATGTGTTTTTCTCCCTTTATTTAAAAAATGAATTATAGGTTAACTGATACTTTGGCATAACCGTCGGTGTCTTTGGCACTTAGGAATTGACCAACTTTAACAGCATTTGTTGAACTGGTTCCAATTAGACCACTGACACCAACATAAGCATCAGCACCAGCAGATGGTGTTGTGCCTGCAACTAGCATGTTTGTTGTTACTTGACCTACTCGAAGGAGGGTGACCTTGCCACCAACCTGTGTCTCGTCTTTGTGCCAATTGATGTGTTGTCTTGTTAGATCAAGATTAACAACATCATTTAATAGAACGCCTACTGGCTTAGCGCCAGAAGCCACAGCAGCATATGCTACTACAGCATTGCCATCATCCATCGAAACGCCAACACCACTAGTGGCTGTTACAACACTAACAACACCACCTCGCTCGGCTGTTGATGCCATGAAGAATGAAACGTCAGTTAAAAGTTCGATACGATCTGGTTTTAGAGCCATTGTAATTTCTCCGTATTAATTGGTGATTACTTATTGTTTTTTTTACCTAGTTTACTACTTACAAATTCGATCAAAGCTGCTCTAGTTGTTTCTAGTGCAGATACTACATCGTCGCTACCAACGCCCAAATTTACACTAGCTTCAACTTCGGCTGTTTCTAGCACCGATGGATCTGCTTCAACTGAAGTTTCTTCTGATGCTTTTTTGCGCATCATCATAGCTTCTTCTTCTTCTTTCTTTTTGATCTTTTCTAACCAAGGTGGCATTTTGCCAGCAAAAAGAGAAGTCATAGCTTGAAAAGCTTCATCATCCAAACTTTCGAATTTGTCAACTGTTGCCTCGGCTGATTCATTATCAATACCAGCCTCAATTAAAGTAGCCATTCTTTTCATTTTCTTTTCTTTCTTCATCATGGCTTCTTCTTTAGCAACATATTCTGCGATAGTGGTAAGAGCAGCTTCTAATTCACTCTTTGCTTTCTTCATCATCTCTTCTTCTTTTTTCATTTGCTCTTCGGTCTTTTTAGCTGCTTCTGATTTGATTTGTTCAATTTCAGCTTTTAGTGCTTCATTGGCAACAGTTAACTCTTCAATTTTTGATGTTAATTCTGCAGCATTAACTTCTGCAACCTGAACAACTTCTGTTTGTTCAACTTGTTCTACTGCTGCAACTTCTGCAACAACTGGCACTTCTTTATTTTCCGTATTAATTTCTGTATTAGCTGAACTCATAATTAAAGTCTCCGATTGTATATTGGATTGAATATTTAATACACCTGAATTGACAATTTCTTGATTTTTTTCTTTATTATTATCATTTATAATAAGATTATTATTTGGAGATATTAGATTTTTAGAAAATATAATGCTATCTTCATTGGCTGGTTTATTTACAAATCCTTTGCCACTAAATGTTATATTTCTTAAAACTCTACCAATTTTATAGTCTTGATGTTCACCGATTCCACCATAGGATCGTAAAAATTTTGTTAAATATGCTGTTTCAGAATTACGTCCTAATATTTTATATTCTCCAGTACTCTTATTTAATAAACCATAATCGAATCCTTTAAAAAAACATTCCATACTAACATATTTTGTACCGTCTTCTATCTCTGATATTAGTTTTAAAGATCGTTCTCTCAGATCTTCACTACTAAAACCTTTATAAATAACTGATCCTGTTAAAATATGATATTTTTCTGGAAGATTTTCTACAGGAGTATTTTCATCTATTAATATTCCGTCTTCTGTGATTGGCCAATTCGAAACAATATGGCCGATAATACTATGTTCATCGTGTTCTAAATTTGTTGGTTTGTGTTCAGGAGTATTTTTAGCATTCCATACTTCTACTTTATCAAAGATATCATCATTTTTGTTCCATGAAGATGATACTAAAATAGATTGAACATAATATAGATCTTCGTCATCAAAAGATGCTATGCTTTTTAAGTATTTTGAGTCTTTTTTATTTCCGGCATATGGCTCAACAACACAAGCATATGATATTGATGCTGAACTTTTTAGAATTTCTTCTAATCCGTCATTTTTTTCTTGATCATATATTTTCATATTATTTAACCTTTATTTTGGTTAGTTATCTATTTCAGTATACACCATAGAATAAAAAGATGCTTTAGCCTGCTTAGTCTCATCAACAGATAATTCTCGACCAATATCAGACTGTAAAGCTTTTAGCCATATATAGTATTGATTTAATATACCATTATTATTTTCTAAAGAATTTAAATTATTTACAATCGACTCATCTGCTATAGAAGAAAATGGAGTAATATTTAATAATATATTAGTTTTAATATCTTCTAATTTTTGAGATTCTGTATTACTTAAACTTCTTAAATTTTTCTTTTTAAAGAACTCTAGTATAATCGGATTAATTACTTCGCTAATTTTTTCCTGTGCTCCTGATGCCCATAATACTAATTTAGCTCCGGTTTGAGGAGAGAATTTTTTAGTCTGTCTTTTTTCGCTATCTTTAGATAATTTTGGGCGACCTTCTCCTGGCTGTTTTGGTAAAGAAGAAGTTTTTGGGCCACTATTTCCACCTCCAAATGGAACTGATGGAGTTTTCATTTCAAGAGCAGATTTTTCTCCTCCTTTTTTCTTATCTAAGTCTAATCCTATTTGACTTGGTGAAACAACTCCTGTTTGTAATGCAATCTTTTTCAATGAATTTTCAAACTGAGGATCAAACCATGGGCCAGATTTTTGAACCATTCTATTACTATCTCTTTCTCTACTTTCTCTATTAAGTCTACTTTTTTCCATATCAGGATCAATACCAAATCTTGTTTGTAATAATTCATCGCTAATAAGATTTCTATCAGCTAATTGTACTAATAATGCCTTTTCAGTATCTTCATTGCTAAGATCCATTCGATCAAATTCAATTTTTGCAGGAAACTTGAAGCCCATAGCCTTTTGCACAATTGCTATTTCTTCTTCCCAGAATTCTATAAGTCGATCTCTACCATATTGTAATCTTTGAGTTAATGTTTTTAA